TTACCTGAATGGAGAGATTATATAGATGAGTTTAATGAAAACATCCGTATTGAACAACTACTTTAGAAACAATTGGAAACCTAATTGGGATAAATTTAAATACTCTGGTTGGACATTACTAGATAAGATAGATAAAGACGCACACATACTAGATATAGGATGTGGGTATAATGATCTAAAAAAACACTTTCCTAATCTATATGGAATAGACCCATACAATAGTAATTCAGATCAAGAGATTGCATTTGAAGATTACAAACCACATAAACAATTTGACGTATTTCTCGCATTAGGAAGTCTTAATTTTGGAACCCAAAAAGACCTTGACAAACAGATAAAACATCTATATGATATTACAAAAAAGAATGATATAATCTATTGGCGACAAAACCCTGGGTTAACAGATCACCCATGGCAAGGCGTAGAAGAGATTGTATTTTTTCCATGGTCTGAAAAATGGAATGTACATTATTGTGATAAGTATTCTTTTGAATTAAAAGAAATGAAACAAGACAACGGAAATAGATTATATTCAGAATGGATTCGTAAGTAGTGGAAATATTATTTTTATTATTAGGTGTGGCGTATGGTTTATTAATTGGACTAATCCCAGCTGCAGGTGCAACAACAGGATTGATTACATTGTTTGCAGTTATGCCTTACTTTGCATCCGACCCTTATCTTGGTGTTATCTTTTGTGTTGCCGTAGTGGCATCATCAACAACAGGTGACTCCTTTAGTGGAGTGTTGTTAGGAATACCAGGGGCAAACTCTGCGGCCGCAACAATGGTTGACGGATTTCCTATGGCACAAAACGGAGAAGCAACAAGAGCATTATCTGCCGCAATAACTTCATCAACAGTTAATGGATTACTATTTGGTTCTTTAACATTTTTATTTTTACCATATTACACAAACATTGTGATGTATATGGGTATACCAGAATTATGGGCATTAGTCGTACTTGCATTTGTCACAGTAGGATTTGTCTCAACTAAAAGTTGGATTAGAAGTATTATTGCAATTGCATTAGGTATTACATTAGGACTAGTCGGAGTAGATGTAAACAATGTTCCTAGATTTACTTTAGGTTGGAGATACTTAGAAGACGGTATTCAACTTCTACCTTTTGTAGCAGGTTTGTTTGCAATACCAGAATTATTAGCAAGTATGCGTAGAGGTGATGCAACTAACACTGTTGAATATCAATACACAGGTGGGATGAAACAAATATGGCAAGGAATGAAAGATGTAGTCGCATCATGGAAAGATAGTATTCGTGGTGGATTTATTGGTTCGTTCATAGGACTACTACCAGGTCTTGGTGGCGCAATGGCAGATTGGTTGGCATATGGTTCAACTGTTGCATCTAATCCAAATGAAAAGTTTGGACATGGAAATGTAAAAGGTGTTATTGGTGCAGAGGGTGCTAACAACTCACAGAAAGCATCTTCATTTATTCCAACAGTTTTATTTGGAATACCAGGAGCTCCATTTGCAGCTATTCTTATGGGATTATTTTTGTATCTAGGAATTGATTTAGGTTCACCAGATACATTTTTTGATGATAAATTATTTGATAGTATGGCGTTTGCATTTTTAGTAGGAACAATAATCACAGCATTGATTTGTTATGTATTAGCATATTACTCTTCTTATGTTGCGAAACTTCCATACATTTATTACTTCCCTATTATCATCGCAGTTATTCTTTGGGCAACTTGACAATATACAGGTGGTTGGGAAGATATAGCAGTTTTAATTATTTTTAGTGTAGTTGGTATTCTTGCAAGACAATATAAGTTTTCAAGATCTGCATTACTAATAGGTTTCTTGTTAAGTGATCGGATATACAACTTAACTTATCAATTAACCTCTTTACATACAATACATGATTTAACAACAAGACCAATATTCATGTTTATTGTATTATCTATAATAACAATACTATATTGGTCATTGACAAAAAGGAGTAAACTAGACTATGCTTAGAATCTTAATTGCAATGCTTTTCTTAACAACAGTTGCGAAGGCAGATTATAATCTAATCGTTCCTCAAAAGCCATCTGGTGGTACATCTGTGTGGTCACAGATTGTTGTTCAAGAATGGGAAAAACATTTAGGGGAAAAAATAAACTTAATATACAAACCAGGTGCGAGAGATCAACTTGGGCCAAATGAATTTCAAAAAGAATTAAGATTTGATAATGATACTATCTTAGTATCTCATGGTGGTAATGGTATATCTTATCTAATGGAACCTGTTCAGTATGATTACTTAGATTGGGAATCTATTGGACAAATGAATCTTAATATCATTATTGGTGCAAACAAAACAGTAGAGACAGGTAAAATATCTATCGCTGCAGGTTCAGGTATGACACCAGAGATCATGGCAATCACACTATTATTGACAGGGCCTAATCAAGACCCTATCGAAGTGTTTAACAAAAACATCACTTGGGTAAAAGGAATGAAAGGGTCTGAAAGAAGACTTGCATTCATGCGTGGTGATTTAAACGCAACTAGAGAAAATCCAGCTGCATATAAAAAACATGTTATGCCTTTGATTGAAAAAGGTGTTGCATATACATGGTTTCATCATGGACTATTAGATGTAGAAAGTGGACAACATATTAATGACCCTAACTTTACTGAACCAACATTTGAAACATTGTATAAAGAAACTTGGGGTGTTGACCCATCAGGTGACTTTTATGATGCATACAAACTTGTTAAATCATGGAGAGACGCATTACAGAAAGCGTTTTGGGTAAACAAAGATAATCCAAACAAACAAAAACTTGTTGACGCTTTGGACAAGATGATTGGAGACCCAGAGTCTATGGCAAACATAGAAAAGAAAGTAGGAAAGTATGAATGGCGAACAGGTGCAAATGGTGACGAAGCAGTAAAAACTTTGAAATCATTTATTACACCACAGGCATTAAAAACACTTACTGACTTTGGTAATCAACAGTTAGGATTTAACACTGTGTACAAAGAACAATTAACACAGTAATGTCTTACATTTTATTTACAGGGGCACCAGGTTCTAAGTGGAGTAGTGTCGTTAAGAATATCTATTGGTCAGAGGACATTGATCAAACAGATTATTCAGACGAAAGAAAATACTATCACGATGCAGATACACCTGGTAAGAAACAACTTATGCACACAGGTGCATATTTTGACCCTGGTATGGAATTTGGAAATCAGCGAGATCAGTGGGATTTACCTTTCTCTGGCAAAGGAAAAAGGATTATTAAATCTCACTGTTTCGCATATAATCTAAAAGAATTAAAAAAATATAGACAACCTATTGTCATGGTATATAGAAATGATATAGAATGTTATGATTGGTGGAAACATTGTGGTGAGTTTAATATTACATATCCAAACTATGAATGGTATGAGAATTTAGAAAGTATGTTCGGACATATTCAAGAACAAAATTTAGGGATTATGGAGTTTTGTAAAAACAATTGGAAAAGAATTAAAAGAGTAAATAGTAATATAGAATTAGCAAAAGAATTAGAAATACAATATCTAGGTAAAGAACACAACTACAAGCAAAAGGATATTAAAGTATATGTCTATAAGTAATTGGGAAGAAGCAAAGGCAAGAAGTAATTACCATTTTAATAAATGGAAAACAGATACAGATAATATCGAACATCTAGGAAAGTTTACAGGCGATTGGTCTGAAGAAATCAAGAGTGCAATAGAAAATGTAGAAAAAATTAATTGGGGTAATAGAAGAGCAGCTGCAAATAGACCAAATGAAGATATTAAGTCTGAAGAGTATGATTTAATTAAAGCAGGTGCAGACCCTAAAATGACAATATACAGAGGTCTAACAGACTTTAGTAAATGTCCTACTATTCAAAAGATGATAGACTTCTTTGAATTAAAAGATGTAAAAGCAAAATTACATATTCAGTTTACAGGCGATGTATTGAATATGCATATAGATAAACTATATGATCTAGACGAAGACCCAAATAAAGTAATTAGAATTATGGTTATGTTAGAGGATTGGGAACCAGGTCAGTTTATAATGTATGGAAATAAGATGTTTGATCGTTGGAAAAAAGGCGATATTCATAAGTTTGATTGGATGAATATACCACATGCAACGGCAAACGCAAGTTTACATCCTAGACCTATGTTAGTAATAACGGGTGTAAAGACAAAAGAAATTACATCAACTCAATTAGATCATTGTCTAACTTAATCCAACAATTATGACAGATAACTTTAGACTTTTGAATCAATTTAACAATCTCTTCTCTTGCTTCTGTGTTAATTCCTGTCACTTTAGACTTCTTTCTTATTTCAGCGTCATGTGGATGAAACTTCAAACAGATGGTTTCAGACTCCCCACACTGTTGACAAGACGATGTATCAAGATGTTTGTTGACCCAAGAAACTCTTTTAGAGTAATTTCTTCTGGCTACTTTCTTGATTGTTTCTTTGTATTTTTCGTAATGAGTTTGCATTTTAAGTATTTATAAATACTAAGGCATATAAAAACAACATGTAGAAATGTTTATTTCTATAAATACAAGTATAAAAAGAGTATTATTCGAATAATATTATACAATACTAACAAGGAGAACAACGATGGCATTTTTAGTATCACCTGGTGTACAGGTAAATGAAGTCGATTTAACAAATGTAGTTCCAGCTGTTGCAACATCTATTGGTGCTATCGCAGGTGCATTTGAAAAAGGTCCTGTTGGTTCTATACAGACAGTCACTTCAGAAGGTGATCTAGTTTCTAAGTTTGGAAAACCAAATTCTAATAACTTTGAAAACTGGTTAGCAGCTGCTAGTTTCCTACAATATGGAAACACACTAAGAATGGTAAGAGCAGAATCAGCTATTGTTAACGCAGGAGCAAACAGCGGAATATTAATTAGGGATGATGATCATTACGAACAATCATTCAGAGCAGGCCAAGGTTCACATGGTGAATGGGCTGCAAGATCAGCAGGAACATGGGGTAATTCAATCGGAGTTGCTATCTGTGCTACTGCAACAGCATACGAACAAGTTTTAGCATCAGGCAACAAAACAGTTGGCGAAGACGCAGTAGGCGCTACAACAATTGCAGTTGATGATGCAGATTTAGCAGACAACGTAATTAACGTTGGCGATATGATTTCTTTCTTTTCAGACTCAGCAGGTGCAACACCTGTCACAGGCGAAACAGGAAATGAATACGAAGTCACTGCTATATCAACAAATAATTTAACAGTTAGATTAAAAGATGACCCTAACGGTGCAGGTGTACAAAACATTATACCTGATGATTCTTTTATCAAAAGAAGATGGCGTTTTGCTGACTTATTTGATAGAGCACCAGGTACATCACCTTACTCTACTGAAAATTCAAAAGGAACAGCAGACGAAATGCACATTGTAGTGTATGACACAACAGGAAGCATCACAGGTTTTGATGTTGACGTTGCAGGTCAAAGAACAAAAGGAGTTCTTGAAACTTATGCGGCAGTGTCTAAACACCCAAGTGCAAAAACACCACAAGGTAATTCAAACTTCTACCCAGATGTTATATTCGCACAATCAACAAACATATATTGGTGTGATCACCCAACAGCAGGTTCAAATTGGGGAACAGATATATCTTCAGGTACAGCGTTTACAGCAATAAATACGCCAGTAGTAGATTCACTAACAGGTGGAACAGATGATTACTCATTAACAAATGGGGAAATCTCAATTGCATACAATAAATTTGCAGACGCAGAATCAGTAGATGTTAACTTAATCATCGGTGGTTCTTCATCAATCGCAGCTGACACACAAGCAAACTACGATACACATGGAACAATGTTGATCGATCTTGCTGCAGCTAGATTAGACTGTATGGCATTTATATCGCCACACAGAGCGGCAACTGTCGGAGTAGCAGACCCTGCAACTCAAGCAGTTAATGTTAAAAATGCAGCTGCTACATTACCAAGTTCATCTTACGCAGTTCTTGACAGTGGATACAAATATATGTACGACAGATACAATGATGTTTACAGATATATACCACTTTCAGGTGACATTGCTGGATTATGTGCTAGAACAGATGATGTTGCTGATGTATTTTTCTCACCAGCAGGATTTAATAGAGGAACAATTAGAGGTGCAATTAAACTTTCTTTCAACCCTAATCAATCACAAAGAGACGACTTATACGCTGCAAGAGTTAACCCAGTAGTTAATTTCCCAGGCCAAGGTGTCACCCTATTTGGTGATAAAACTGCCTTGACAACTCCTAGTGCATTTGATAGAATAAATGTTAGAAGATTGTTTATTGTTCTTGAAAAGGCAATAGCAACTGCGTCTAAATTTCAATTATTTGAATTTAACGATGCATTTACTAGAGCACAATTCAAAAACTTAGTAGAACCTTTTTTAAGAGATATACAAGGTAGAAGAGGAATAGATTCTTTTCAAGTTGTATGTGACGGTACAAACAATACAGGCGTTGTTGTTGATAGAAATGAATTTGTTGCAGATGTTTATGTTAAACCTGCAAGAAGTATCAACTTCATAACACTAAACTTTATAGCGACACGAACAGGTGTTGCCTTTAGTGAAGTAGGAGGAGCGTAATCATGGCAAACATAGATGACTTTAAAGCAAATCTAGCTGGTGGTGGTGCAAGACCTAATCAGTTTAGAGTGACCATTACACCACCTGCAGGTATCGCTACAGGATTGAATGTTAGAAACGCAAGTTTCTTAGCAAAATCTTCAAACTTGCCAGGTCAAACACTTGGCGAAATCCCTGTACCTTTTAGAGGTAGAAATATCTACATCGCTGGGGACAGAGAGTTTGAAAATTGGACTACAACATTCATTAATGATACAGACTTTAATATTAGAAATGCAATCGAGCGTTGGATGAATGGTATTAATGATCTTGCGAATAACACTGGTGTTATCAATTCTGCTGATTATCAATCAGACTTAACGATTGAACAATTAGACAGAGACGATACAACTTTGAAAACTTACATCTTCAGAAATGCATACCCTTTGACACTAGGTCAAATTGATGTTGCTTACGAAACAACAAATGCAATTGAAGAGTTTGAGGTGACTTGGAGATACCAACACTTTGAAGCAAGTGGCGTTAACTTTTAAGAAGACTACTAAATAGTAATAAAAACATAGTAGGAGTATATTATGGCAGAGTTATTCGGATTTAAATTCGAAAAAATAAAAAATACAGCACCAGAGGATAGATTTGTCCAAAAATCACCTGATGACGGTACGGTAGAAATATCGGGTGGTGGACATTTTGCTCAGGTATTAGATATTGACGGAAGAGATCGAAATGATCTTGACCTTATTAGAAAATATAGAGACATTGGACAACAACCAGAGTGTGATAGTGCAATTGAAGATATTGTAAATGAGGCAATTGTTTCAGATGAACGAGACAAGTCTGTTGATCTTGTATTAGATAATTTAGAATACTCAGATAAAATCAAGAAAAGTATGAGACAGGCTTTCGATGAAGTCTTGTCTCTACTTGATTTTGATACTAAAGGACATGACATTTTTAGAAGATGGTATGTTGACGGAAGATTATTTTATCACAAAATTATTGATTCAAAAAATCCTAAACTAGGTATACAAGAAGTAAGATACATTGACCCTAGAAAAATCAGAAAAGTAAAAGCAGTACAGAAAGTACCAGGGCCACAAGGTTCAATCTTAGTTAAACAAGAACAAGATTATTATCTTTACAACGAGAAGATGTTGAAAGGTATGATGAACCAAGGTTTAAAAATTGCAGATGACTCCATTACATATTGTCCATCTGGTTTAATAGACGCAAACAAAAATCAAGTATTATCTTATTTACATAAAGCAATTAAACCTGTCAATCAGTTAAGAATGATTGAAGACAGTTTAGTTATTTACAGAATTTCAAGAGCACCAGAAAGAAGAATTTTCTATATTGATGTAGGTAATTTACCTAAGATCAAAGCAGAGCAGTATCTAAAAGATGTAATGAATAGATACAGAAACAAACTTGTTTACGATGCAAGAACAGGTGAGATCAAAGATGACAGAAATCACATGTCAATGCTTGAAGACTTTTGGTTGCCTAGAAGAGAAGGTGGAAGAGGAACAGAGATTACAACTTTACCAGGTGGTTCAAACTTAGGTGAGATTGATGATATTACTTACTTCCAAAGAAAACTTTATAGATCGTTGAATGTTCCTATTTCAAGATTAGAAGCAGAGCAATCATTCTCATTAGGAAGATCAACAGAGATTACAAGAGACGAATTAAAATTTACTAAGTTTATCCAAAGACTTAGAAAGAAATTTGTACCACTATTCTTAGATATGTTGAGAACACAATTAGTATTAAAAGGTGTAATCAATGTTGAAGAGTGGCCAAAGATTAAAGAACACATTCAATTTGACTTCTTAAAAGATGGTCACTTCTCAGAATTAAAAGCACAGGAATTATTGAATGATAGAATTAATATGTTAGGTTCAGTTGAAAACTACATAGGTACTTTCTTTAGTAAAGAGTTTGTTTACAAACAAGTATTAAGACTAACAGAGTTTGAGATTAAAGAAATGCAAGATCAAATGAAACGTGAGTCAGGTGCAGATATTGATGACGGTGGTGTTGATGTTCCTCAAACAGATGGTATTACAAGAGTACCATCATTTGGTGGCGCACCATTAGTTGCACCAGAACCTGCACAACCAGCAGATGCCCCTCCAGCAGATGGGCCTGATGCTGATGATATAAATAATACATAAGGAGAATTATAATGAGTTCAGAAAAAATAGTAGATGCATTGTCACAGGGTAATATGTTAGACGCTGAAGATGCATTTAAAGAAACGATGAAAACTAAAATTGCAGACGGAATCGAAAGTAAAAAGATTGAAGTTGCAAGAGGTTTAGTAAATAATCATATTGATGACACTCCAGCTGAAACAAGCGAGGAGTAGTCTAGTGCAATTTGAAGACTTATACTTATCGGTATTCGAAGGTGATGAGTACAAGAAATCTAGAGAATATAGACGACAATCGCCTAAAATGCGAAAAGCGATTGACGATTTATTTAAAAAAATGGATTCTAAGGGTTCAAATTTCCTAAATAATTTTGAGAAAACAATAACAGATGTTTCCAAAAGACATAGAGTACCAGAAAAGAAACTTTATGACTATTTTGAAAAAGAAGCGTCTGAATTTATGAGTTAAAAAGGATAGAAAATGGCATTTAAACTAATTAGACGAGCAAATGTAGTGACGGCTGCGAACACTGCTGATGATGCTCAACACACAGTTGACTTAGGAAAATTATCAGGTGGAGCTGCATTTAGAGTTTCAGAGTTTGGTGGTCAAGATGTATTCTTCAAAATTACAAACGAAGGCACAGCAGTCACATCTACAAACGGAATATTTTTAAGAGCTGGACAATCAGTAATAGTTGTACCTGAAGAAAGACCTAAATCTGCTTCAGCAACTTCAGCAACAAATGCTGACCCATGTGTACTAACTTTTGATTTAGGACATAACTTTAATGTGGGTGATCAAATATCAGTCACAGATAGCTCGTCAGCATATAACACTTTACTTACAGATGCCAATTGTGCAGCTGTGACAGAAACAACAATCACAACAGATAAAGACTCAACATCAACAGGTGCTTTTACTGCATGTACAGTAAGAAGTAATTTTAAAATATCAGTAATTAACGAAACTGCTGGTAGTGATGGTGCTGTTTATATCGAAGAAGTTGTTCAAGGACACCCAGGTTTGTAATATGCAAAAAGTTAAACTAATTACAGAAGCAAACGATTTCTCAACAGATAATTTTCTTATCGAAGAAAAAGATGGTAAGAAGAATTACAAGATCAGAGGAATCTTTATGCAATCTAATATCAAAAACAGAAATGGTAGAGTATATCCAAAAGAAGTTTTGATGAAAGAAGTTAAATCTTACAATAAAAACTTCATCGAAAAGAATAGAGCATTCGGTGAGTTAGGACACCCAGAAGGCCCAACAGTAAATCTAGATAGAGTATCACACATGATTACTAAACTAGAAGCAGATGGCGATAATATAATTGGTGAGGCAAAAATTATGTCGACTCCAATGGGTGAGATCGTTAAAAGTTTAATGGACGAAGGTGCAACACTAGGAGTTTCATCTAGAGGAATGGGTTCATTAGATCAAAGAGGTTCTGCAAACTATGTAAGATCAGATTTTAAACTAGCAACTGCAGGCGATATTGTTGCAGACCCATCAGCACCAAGTGCTTTCGTAGAAGGTATCATGGAAGGCAAAGAGTGGGTTTGGGACCATGGTTCATTAGTTGAAGCACATGTTGCAGAAGCAAAGAAAAGAATTGAAGAAAGAGCAAAACATAAACAAGATTTAGAATCTAGTTTAGAGTTTGCAAAATTTTTAAAGCAACTTTAGAAATTTTATAAATACATTATAAGGTAATACATTATGTACAAATGGTTTGACGAGTTGACTCGTGTTCCAAAACCAAATCGTGAAAAAGAAGATTACCATCATTATGGACTTTACGAAGTAGAAATATTGAATAGTATATTTCGTAATCATAATGTACAAACGGTTTTGAGTTTGGGGGGAATGTCTAATTTAGATTTCTTCCTAGCACAATATGATAATGATGTTAAGTCTGCTACTAACTTTGATGAAGCAGATACTTGGCGAGGATTTAATCTTGAAGACAAACATCAAGAGTATATCCAAAGATTTAATTATAATGGGGAATACATCTTTACGAAACGAAGTATAGATCGGTATGATGTTGTTGACAGTAAATATGATGTCGTCTTTTGTAATATAGACACACTAAAAGGACAGATGAAGGTTATGCCAGAAATCTTTGTCAAAATGTGGTCTAGAATGGGATTAATTGAAACTACAAGAGAAAAGATGACATTGGAATATGAAAAGTTTTTTAGTAATGTTTTGGTCACAACAAACATGACAGTATTCTCTAACAAAGAAATTGAATACGAAAATAACCTTGTTGAGACCTCCACAAAACTAGAGAAGAAAAGATCAGTTGTTTATCAGCGGATGAATTTGCCCATGTAAATTCACTGTTT